CCATCAAAAAGAAGGAACTCGACAAGCGAGTCCTGCACGCCAAGCAAAAAGGAAAAACCGGCCAGACGGTGACGCTCGAATACACGCCACGGTTCCCGCTGAAATATTTCGGCGCGAAGCAAACCAAAAAAGGCGTCACCTACAAGATTCCAAAGTCAGGCAAAAAAAGCCTCGCACGCGGAGCATTCGGACCAGAAATTCCTCGCCTTGGGCGGCACGTTTTTCGACGTGTTGGTGCCAACCGTTTGCCAATCCAGCCGCTGTTCGGCGTTTCGCCGTGGGGCACGTTCATGGTCAACAAGATGCTGGAACCGACCAAACAGAAGCTACAAAAGCAGTTTGCCCTGCGGGTAATGTCGGAGGCCCGCTGGTTGATTGAAGAACAACATAAACGGAAAGGAAAATAATCCATGCCACTACTTCGCCGAAAAAGCGTACTCGCTGCCAAGATTGAATCCACCAGCGGAACGGCGGAAAGCCTGTCTGCCAGTGACGCTGCGTTTAACGTCTTCGATTTGACGATGACGCCGACCATTGCCATGACGCCACGCCCCAGCCAAGGCAGTTTCAGCAGCCTCCCAGCCGTGCCGGAACTGTACGGCGGCACCTGCACCTTCCGCACCGAAGTTTACGGCAGCGGAGCTGGCGGCGTCCCGGGCTGGGCGTCGACTTTCCTGCCTGCCTGCGGATGGACCGCTGCCGGTGGCGTCTTCACGCCCAAGTCGGAAACGCCAGGCAGCAACGTCAAGACGCTGACCATCGGAGCCTACATCGACGGCAACCGCCTGTTGATGCGTGGCTGTGCCGGTACGTTCAGCATGACCTTCGAGACCGGCAAAATCGCCGTCATCAACTGGACGTTCACCGGCGTCTGGGCGGCCAGTTCGGCGCAAACGCTGCTGGCTCCGACTTATCCAACCGCCCTGCCGCTGCGGGTCGGCAACGCAACCTTTACGCTCGGCAGCTGGACGCCCTGTTTCCAGTCGATGACCCTCGACGCTGGCAACACGGTCGTCTTGCGTGAGTGCGCCACCAACACCGATTCCAGCGGCTACGCTGCGGCAATCATCACCGACCGAAGCGTCACCGGAACCATCAATCCCGAAATGGAACTGGACGGCACGAAGGACAACTACGACATCTGGACCAGCATGACCGAGGAAGCCTTGGCGTTCGACCTTGAGAATGCAACCGACAAGTTCGCCATCGCAGCGCCAAAGCTGCAGCGAACAGGAGTGGCCATCGGCGACCGAAACGGCGTGGTCACTGACGAGATTACGTTCCAGTGCAACAAGTCAGCGGCGGCCGGCAACGACGAGCTTTCCTTTACTTTCTCAGCACCGTAGTCAAACACACTTAACTAGGAGGAACCAATGGGGCGAGCATTGGAACCCGGCGAGCGATTCCCAATCGTTCTCGACTGGGACATGGACAAACCGGAAGACCAGCGGCCGACGATTTATACCTTGGCCCTGTCGATGCGAAGGCAGGAGCGGCTGGGCCAGCTGCTGGATGGACTCAACGAGTGCACCAGCAGCAGTCAGCTGTTTGAGCAAATCGAACAGGGGCTGAGCGAGGTGATTGCTGGCTGGCGAAACTTCCGCGACGGGGCGACCGGCGCGGAAATCCCGTACAGCCGCGAGGCAATCAAGGACGTTTTCACCACGGCCGAGGCCTATGAGGTTTTTCGCATCGTCCTGGCAGGCGGAAACGTCAGCAAGGAGGAGGAAAAAAACTCCGCGTTGCAGCCCTGATCCGGCAGGGGCTGCTGTGCAAAAGTTGCACGGCGGGCAAATGCCACGACGTTCCATCGGAACTGTCCAGCGTGTCCATTGCCTGCACGTCGTGCAACGAAGCCGGGTGTGATGTTTGCGGGCAGACTGGTTACATCGAACTAACCAGCTGTCCCAAACGGATGATTGACCGAAAGACGCTGCAGGCAATGCGGATGGCCGACCTGATGAAGGAAGGCCTGCCGCCAGTTGCCGGTGGCGTCCTCGACCAGTCGGCGTGGTTTGTTTCCTTTTACGAGTGTTTCCGCAGCGAACAGAATCGGGCGGAAGCGGAAGCGTACAGGCGAGCGTAAGCGATGGCAGCGGAATCCGTGCAAATTGTGCTTGAGGGAGTGGACAAGGCGTCGCCCGCTTTTGTTGCCGTTGCCGGATCAATGAAGCGAACGGCTGACACCGGCCAGAAGCTGTCAGGGGTGTTCGGCAAGATTTTCGGATCGCTCGGGCTGGACCAACTGCAAGGCTACACTGGGCAATTCGCCAACTTGGCCGGGCAACTCAAGGAACTCGGAGACGCAGGCGAAAAGGGCGGCGCTGGCATGATGGCGGCCAAGGCCGGAATTGTAGCCGCAGTTGCCGCAGGAACTTATCAAGTCGGCAACATGATCGCCGACTGGATTATGCAGACCGAAGCGTGGCGGGAGCGATTAAAAGAAACATTTGACGAGGCAAGCAAGCAGGCCGATTTCCTGACCAAGAAGCGCCGCGAGCAATTCGACCTGGCATTTGAAACCGCAAAACTTGGCACGCCTGAGCAGCGGCAAGCCGAGATGACAGCACTGAGCCAGCAGGTCAGCAAGGACACGGTCTCGCAAGCCAGCACGCTGAAAAAGGCAGTTGCCGACCTTGAGGCCGTTCAGGCCAGCAGAACCGGGACGCGACTGGACGACAACAGCGGCTATCAAGAGGAATTGGAAGCAGCGACCAAGCTGGTGGAAATCGAAACCAAGCGGCTGACGGCACTTCAAGAACAACAGCAGCAAATCAAGGACTTTTACTCACTGCCTTCCGAGGCCGAGCAGGAACTGCAAAAACGCCGCGACTTCCTTGCCAATGAAAAAGAAGGCAACCAGCAACTAAAGCAGTTGCAAATGGAAATTGACCGCATTCGAGACCCCAAAAAGGCCGAGCGGGAACAGGTGCTGGCGAAGGCGGCAAACGAATGGCAGCGGGAAATGCTGACCAATATGCTCAACATCCGAGAAAAGGAAGAGCAGAAAATCAAAGACCAGGCTGCCGCGTACGACGAACTGCGGCAAGCAATGGAAGACGGCCGAGAGGAGCTTGAAGCAAAGCTCGAGCTAGAGGGAAAGATTGCCGAAACGCAGAAGCAACTGGCCGACGAACAAAAGAAGCAGGACGACGAACTGGCCAAGAAGTTGGGGACACCCGCGCCGCAGCTGCAGGCCATGCAGTCCCGCCTGCTGTCCCGCAGCGGCCAGAGCAACACCGCCGAGCGGCAGGCCAAGGCCAATGAGAAGGTTGCCGAACTGACGGAAAAGATTGAAACGCTGCAGCGGGAGCAGCAATCCCTGCTCGAAGACATCCGCAACAATACACGCAACACGATCAAGGTGGTGACCTGATGGCCGTGCGATTCGTTGACCAGCTTTACAGCAGCGGAATCAAGACGCAAGTAGACGACCGTGGCTGGACCACGGCCACGGCTCAGATTCGTTTTAACGCCTTCGTGGAGACGCCAGACGATAACGAAGTCACGGTCAAGGCAGACGCACGGATTCCCTACGAAAAGTCGCGGCACCCGCTGTTTGCCAGCCTGTCCTGCAGCGGCATCAGCGTGGACCGTCGCGGCCCGCTGCATTTTGAAGTCTCGGCCGATTACACGTCGCCACCCTACAAAGACAACCCTGGGCAGGGTCCCGGCGAGCAGCAGGGTCCGCTGAGCCAGCCCACGCAGGTCAGCTACTTCACAATCACCAGCGAAGAACCGATTGACGAAGACATTAACGGCAGCCCGATTACGACTGCCTGCGGCGAACCTATCAGCGGTATCACCCGCCCGATTTCAGATCTCGGCGTTCGCCTTGCCAAGAACTTTGCCACGTTCGACCCGGCAACCTTCTATCAATTCATTGACTGCGTGAACTCGGACACATTTATCGGGTTCCCGCCAGGCACATTGCGGATCGCCAATATCAGCAGCGATGAGCAGTTCTACACCGACGAAAACGGCAACAGCGTCCCCTATTGGTCGGTCAACGTGGAAATTCACGCACGCAAGCCATACCGCACGACCAACGAGAAGGCATGGTGGAAGCGAGTCCGTCATGAAGGCTACCAAGTGCGAACCAGCACGTTTACGCCGGTCGGCTCGCTGTTTGCCGTCGTGCGTGCCGTGGACGCCAACAAGGAGCCGGTCAGTCAGCCAGTCCAGCTTGACGCAAACGGATTCAAGCTCGCCGACCAATCGCAAGCCACTTGGCGCGAGTTCAAGGTCTTTTCTGAAGTCAGTTTCGCAAGCATGGGATTCTAAGCCTAGGAGCCAAACAATATGCCGATCACCGTTATCATCCCGTCTGGGGAAATCATCAATTCGCAGGTCAACAGCAACGCCGGAATCGAGCGAACCAAGCTGGCGACCGAACAACTCAAAGACAACATCCCGCTCGAACTGGTGCGGGTTTGGGATGCGTTTCAGACGTCCCTGCCGACCACGGCGGCCAGCGACGATCTCGGCCTCATTCCTGGCACCTGGGCAACCGATGCCATCACCATCCAAACCAGCGATGCCAAGAACACGACCGTCACCCAGCGTGCACGGTTTGTTTATCGCCTCCCGATGAACTACGTGTCAGGCCAGCCGATCAGCGTAATTGGCTGGGCGGGCATGCGGACCACCGTCGCCAACGGCACGGCCACAATCGACTTTGAGGCTTACAAGAAAAACGACAGCACGGCAGGGGCGGGCAGCGATCTGGTATCGACTGCGGCCACGACGATCAACAGCTTGACCGCATCCGACAGGGTATTTGTGATCGACCCAACCGGCCTCTCTGCAGGCGATGAACTGGACGTTCGGGTTACGATTGCCATCACCGACAGCGGCACCGGCACGGCCGTCATCGGGCGGATCATGAAACTCTACATGCTGCCGAGCGTCAAGGGTTAAGCACTTGGAAGCATTTGGCCTGACAGAATCCGCGGCCCGCTGGGCAACCGAGCAGGCAAAGCTGCGAACCGGTGGCGAGCCACCCGGGCGAGGCCCGACGTTCCGCGAGCCTACCGACGAGCGGTTGCTGTTTCGCAACGACAGCGGCGAAATGATTCCGGCTTACGGGATTGTGCGGGTTACGGGATACGTCGAAGCCAACGGGCGAAACATGGTCACCGTGACCAAGCCAGCAACGTCGGTCGGTTCGTTCATTGTCAACGGCCGCGAGGAAGTGCTGGCCAACGAGTATGGCTACGGGTTTGCCGGGCCGGTCGTGCGGGTGACCTATCACTCAAGCGATTCACCCAATCCCGGCAA